AAACAGATTGACCTATTCAAAATACATCACTTCGACAACAAGGCTAGGGCAACCAGCTTGAAGATGATTGAGTTTAATATGAAGTCTGACACCATTGAAGACCTACCCTTCGCTGTTGGTACTGTGTTATCTGATGACCAAATAGATGTGTTGCTTGCCTACAATATGCACGATGTTGTTAAGACATTAGACTTCTACAAAGAGAGTGTTGGTGCTATCAACTTCCGTGATGAGTTGTCACTGAAATACAAACGTAGCTTCTTAAATCACAACGACACCAAGATTGGTAAAGACTACTTCATCATGCGTCTTGAAGAGACAATGCCAGAGTCTTGTTACAAGGTTGGTGCAAGAGGTGAGCGCACCATTAACCAAACAAAACGTAAGTCAATCAACATTGCTGATTGTTTATTCAACTACTACGATTTTAAACGTCCTGAGTTTCAGGCTGTGCATGAATGGTTCAAGAAACAAATTATTACTGAAACCAAAGGTGTGTTCTCTGACATTGAAGAACACTTGCTTGGTGACGTAGCTAAATATGCTGAGATGTTTGTAGCTAGAAAGAAGTTTAAAGAAGAACCAACAGAAGCTGACCTTGTTTTGTTTAAACAAGAACATCCTATGGGTTGGGTTGATAAGGTTGAGTTGAAAGCTAAGCGTAAAGGCTTACCAACATATTCATATTGGGGATGCTGGAATGAAGCAACCAACTTGAATGTTGTTGTTGATAACTTCCGCTTTGACTTTGGCACTGGTGGTATTCATGGAAGCATTGCCTCTGCCATTGTTAGTGATGACAGCTTCTATGAGCTTGTGGATGCTGACGTCAGTTCCATGTACCCCAACGTTGCCATTGCCAACAATGTATTCCCACAGCACTTATCAGAACAGTTCTGTGTCATCTATGAAGACGTGTACCAGCAGCGTAAAAGCTACCCCAAGGGAAGCTCTGAAAACGCCATGCTGAAGCTTGCGTTGAACGGTGTGTATGGTGATAGCAATAACAAGTACAGCCCCTTCTATGACCCGCAATACACCATGTCAATCACCATCAATGGTCAGTTGTCATTGTGCTTGTTGGCTGAGAAGCTACTGGAGATTGAAGGACTAATACTTGTGCAGGTAAACACCGATGGTGTCACCACTCTTGTTCCACGTAAGAGTAGAAAGCTTTACGACAGCATCTGTTTAGCTTGGCAGCAGCAGGTAAAGCTTGAGCTTGAGTTTGTTGAATATAAAAAGATGTTGATTAGGGATGTAAACAATTACATTGCTGTTTATACAAATGGAAAGACAAAGCGCAAGGGTGCTTATCAATATGAAGGACTAGGTTGGCATCAGAACCAGAGCAGCTTGGTCATTCAGAAAGCTGTTGAAGCTCAGATGCTTCAAGACATTCCTGTTGATGTATATATCAAAGGACATACCAACAAGTATGACTTCATGCTACGTACTAAGGTGCCTCGTAGCTCTAAGCTGGTGATGGTGGCTGCTGATGGCACTGAGGTGCAACAACAAAACATCTGTAGATACTATGCCTGCAAGAGTGGTGGTAAGTTGGTAAAGCTTATGCCACCTCTCGTTGAAGGTGGTGAAGATAGACGCATGGCTATTGATAAGGAATGGAATTTAAAAACTTGTAATAATATTGATGACTTTGTTGGAGACATCGACTATGATTACTACATTGCCGAAGCAACTAAACTTATTATCGGTGGTGTAAAAGAAAAGGATGACGAAGAGCAAATCTTCTGATACCATTAACGTTCTTCCATACGTTATTAAATAAATATGGAAGCGGCATAGACAACCTCGAAAGCGTTGTTATTTTCAAAGGAAATATTATCATGGCTACCGAAAACAAACGTATCAAACTCAAAGCTGACATCTATTGGGCACAACTTGACAAGGTTAATGAGATGTCTGGTAAGTACCAAGTCAATCTTTGTAACTTGTCTGCTGCTGCTGTTACAGCTCTTGAAGGCATTGGTATTTCTGTGATGGTTGGTACAGAAGCTAAAGAGTCGATGGGTAGCTACATCACTTGCAAATCCAGCAAACCAATCCATGCATTCGATGCTGATGGTTTGCCAATTACAGAGAACGTTGGCAACGATAGTAAGGCTGTTGCGATGGTTGGTTCATACCCTTGGACATACAAGAATAAGAAAGGTATGTCTCCTTCACTTGGTAAGCTGGTCATCACTGACCTTGTCCCTTATGGTGAAGGTGAAGCAATGACAGCAGACGACGAAGACGTGCTGTAACCATCATGAAGGCTCTACTTGATTCAGACATACTTGGATACCGTATAGCCTTCGCTTGTGAGAATGAAACTATTGATGTAGCCAAGCATCGTCTTGACCACTACATCACAGACATTCTCATGTGCGGTGTTGACAACACATTTAAAGATTGTTTCTGTGACAGTTGGCAACTCTATTTAACTGGTAAGAATAACTTCAGATATGGTGTAGCTACCACTGTTCCTTACAAGGGTAATAGAGTGGCTCCAAAGCCTCAACACTTGCAAGCCTTACGCCAGCATATGATTGATGAATGGGGAGCTTCTGTGACTGATGGTGATGAGGCAGATGATGCCATTGCCATTGATGGAACAACACTTGGCCTTAGCTGTGTCATGGTTTCACTAGATAAAGATTTTGACCAGATACCGGGATGGCATTACAACTTCGTAAAGAAGCTTGGCTATTTTGTAGATGAGCGTCAAGGTTTATATTCTTTTTATAAACAAATCTTAACTGGTGACACTGCTGATAACATCCAAGGACTAGCAGGCATTGGCCCTGTGAAGGCAGCAAAGAAACTTGCTGTGTGTGAAGATGTTACAGACCTGTCTGAGTATGAGATGGCAATGTATGATGTGTGTGTTGATGCCTATGAAGGTAATGTAGATAGAGTGCTAGAGAATGCTTTGCTTCTTTGGTTAAGAAGAACCCCTAACGAAATGTGGACACCTCCACTAAGGAAATAATATGAAACTTAAATCGCTCGGTGTTGATATTAAAGCAAACGATGTTGCTGTCATTCTTCGTCCACTACCAGACTTAGATGCTGATGGTGAGTGGTCTGGTAACTATCAAGTATTGCTTGCTGGTTTTGGCCCTATCACAATGGCTGAGAAAGACATGGAGTACATGATTTCTGCTGCCTTGTTGATTGCATCGGCTGCTTCTTTTATAGAAATTAATAAAGAGTTTGGTAACGCCCTTGTTGAACATTGTCAAAACACTTTAAGTGAACACCGTGATGTACTACCTACGCCAACGAACTTCACATTCTCTAAACAAGACAGCTTTGATTTCGATGAAGATACCAAGACGCACGGGGGTATGCAATAGTATGTCTACAGATATCATCAAAACGCTGTCAGAGCGTGGGCTAACTTATGGTGAATACAAAGACGTAGCAGTCACCAGTTGGTTGATTAAAGATGCTTTGCGTAATGGTAAAACATCTTCCTTGCTAAGCTTCGAAGCTCGTGAAAGCTTGGACATGATTGCTAATAAGCTGGCACGTATTGTTAACGGTGACCCAAGTTATCTAGATTCATGGGTGGACATTGTTGGTTACACAACTCTTGTCATTAACAAGCTTGAAGGTAAACCATGATTACTATTAACGTATCAATAACTGTTTCTTGTGAGCACGGTGATGTACCTTCCTTCATTCAAACAGAAGAAGAGCTACACGATAGTGTTAAAGAAGCAATCAACTATTCATTGTCTAGACTTGACTTTGAAGATGTTACATTTAACACCTTAACAATTGAAGGCTATCCAGAAAATGAGTGATGAAATTTCAGTAGCTATCAGACCAGTAAACTATGGGTACATCATTGAATATGTGGAGGAAGAACATCATGCTGAATTTGTTGCACTCACGCGCCAAGAAGCTTTGGCTGTCGCTAACAGTTTACTTGCTGATTACGAAATGCGACTTGATTTATCAGACTTGGCTGATCAAGCGGTGGGTGGTGAATGAGAAACG